AGATATATTCTCAACATTATTACAGATGTTGGATGATGGTCATTTAACAGATAGTTTGGGTAGAAAGATTAACTTCAAAAATTGTTTGATCATTATGACTTCAAACATTGGGGTTAGAAAACTACAAGATTTTGGATCTGGTGTTGGTTTTAGAAAGAGTGATTATATTGAGGAAGAACAAAAACGAGATATCCTTAAGAAAGAAATGAGTAAGTTCTTTGCTCCTGAGTTCTTAAATAGAATTGATGATGTGATTATCTTTAATTCCCTTAAAAAGGAACATATTGATAAGATTGTTAAATTGGAGATTGATATCTTGATCAAAAGATTGGATAAGATGAATTATAAATTCTCGGTTGAAGATTCGGTTGTTGATTTAATTTCCAAGGTTGGGTTTGATTCTACATATGGTGCTCGTCCATTAAAGAGGGCAATTCAAGATAAGATTGAAGACCTTATTTCTGAAGAAATCCTGTTAGATAAAATCAAAGAAAATACGCCATACGTTATCTTGGTAGAAGATGAGGTTATAAAAATCAATGGGACTGAAGAACCGATTGAGGTTCCCAAACCAAAAAGGGGTAGAAAGAAAAAGGAGGTTGAATAACCTCCTTTTTTTATTTAGTGTTTTGTGTAACCAAGTTCGTCAATCATTAATTTACCAACCTTAATTCCGTTGTAAACGTCCTCCACAACAACGTATTCGTTTGGTGTGTGGTATCTGTAGTAACCGATTGAGATATTGAAACAGGATATCCCGTACATAGTGTGGATTGGATAAATATCTGTATACGGGTGTTTGTGGTATTTAGTATCCGCAGGGAAGTGTTCAGTAATCAACTTTCCACCTACCTTAAAGAAATCACTATCACGTTTAAACATATTTTTTCCCATCAAATATTCAGAGATCATATTGTTCTCAGGAGCATCAAACTGAATTGCATATCCAATGTTTTCAAAGAACTTCGGATCTGAATTAAATGATCCCTTACATCCCGTTTCTTCTGCCACAAAGAATGCCGCCTTAAGGTTTGGTAGTTCCTTCAATAATTCCAAACAACCGAATACACCACACTTGTCATCACCACCAATTCCTGTTGGGTTACCCTCATTGTTATACGCTTTTAAAGACAATTTAACATTACCCTGAGCATCAGGTAACATTTCCTCCCTTACGTTGATTGTATCAATGTTATGAACCGTATCTGTATGGGCAACAACACAAGGGAAAGACTCAATATTTTCGTCCGTTTGTTTGGTTGCATAAATATTATAATGTTCGTCAAAATAATACGGGATATTGTTTTGATCCAACCAATCGCAGATAAATTGTATCATCAAATCTTCTTGATAAGTTTTTGTGGGAACCGACAAAACTTCTTTTAGTAATTCATAATTTCTTTCCATATGACAAATATATGAAAATTAAACTAATCTCAAAAGTTTTTTTATAATTTTTCTTCTTTCGTTAAATAATTCGTATTGAGTTTGCATTCTATGTAATTCGTCATAAGTCACAGAACGTTTTTCCTCACGATTATCACTTTCGTTATTCCTAAAAGATATGATTATTTTATTTGTTGCGGGATCAACATCATCAACCTTAAAATATAAATTTTCTTTAGTTTTAATCTTGTTCCATTTATCAAAACCAAATTCCTTTTCTACCGTATTTTTTATATCGTAAAATTCCTCAACATCCACAAATTTTTCATCATCTAAAATATGATTATATATTCTTGTTAAGTTCCAATTTGCAGATCTATTAAATGATTCCATATCAAAATTATCACAGTTGGTATTCCAATACGATTCACCATAATATGAATTTACAGATACCTTGCTAACCTCCAATATCTTTTTAAATACATCAAAAATAGTCCCACTTTTCAAACCAAACATATCAAATAATTTTATTAAAACATTAACAGAACATTTGTATTTATATAATGGAACAACTTCTCTAATACCTAAATTATAAAATTTATTACTGAATTCATCAATAATTTCATCTCTGATAATATCCGTTCTACAATCGTGTTCTATGTCCGACCATTCCCACATTATATTGTCTATCTCACCTTCGTATTCCTTATATAACAATTTTGACTTACCCGCAAAATCCATTTTAACCGAATCCTTAGAAATAAAATATGCAATCCTATCAATAAGTTCTTTGTTATCATCGTTTAAATAATCCTGAATATATCCTTCTTCCCATTCTTCTTGTAATTGGTACTTATCAAAATCGTTTTGGTATTGATTAGATAAATATAATTTAAGATAATAAATGTCGTCGTCTTCTAGTAAATCAGAGTACAATTTAAGGTAATCTTCATAATCAGAAAACACAATATTTACACTACTTAAACCAGGTTTTTTTTCATTAAATCTAATATCATCTAAATTCTCGTCATACCTTGAGTAATAAGCCCAACCTGGATCATATCCGTTTTTTACTCTAACCAATAAATCATATAATTCACTATTTTCAACCATTATAAATAAATATCCTTGAACTTGGATATATTTAATATTATACTTATATTTGTAAACAGAATAAGTTATTTGACATATGGGGGTGGTTTTGGATTTGACAGGTATTGGCTGAAGAATAGGGGCACGTGGGGACTGAGTTAATCTCCTTAAAAACTGATTCAGAAAAACAACTGGCAATGTGCTAAACAAAATGGAAGTTATCGGATTAGTCCGTACTTCTGAAGTATCTGTAGCTTAATAAGTAACGGAAACGGGGGGTCGGTGGACATACAACCTAGCAACAGAAGTCTTTACAAAGGTTTGTTCTACCAGAAAAGGAACAACGGTCTCGTTTAGAGGGCTACCGTAATAAAAGTGAACTCAACACAGTTATTGGTAACGATGTCAAAATAGGAACCAAATATTTCGGAAGGTATGAAAAACCTTGTCCTAAACGTGTAGTCCTTATCTGACAGAATATTATGGACGAGGGTTTGATTCGGACCCATCTAATGGTGACATTAGATTAAAAATTGGATGAACTCAGGGAAACCTCAGCACGTAATGGTGGTGGCAATCCTGATCCAAGCTTACAGAGTAAGAAGGTGCAGAGACTACTGGAGTATGGCGACATACTTAATAACCAGCAAGAGCGTCCGACATCTCAATGAGATGATGATATAGTCCAAACAGTAATGAAAATTATTGATCATTTACGACTCCCTCCACCTCCACCAATTAAACCTCACTATAAGTAGTGAGGTTTTTTTATGTATATTTTTGTGGAGATGAGTATTTTTGTGGAGACGGGTATATTTATATAGAAAATATTATGAGTAATAGAAAAAAAGAAATAGTTGTATGTACAAATCCTGAATGTAAAAAAGAGTTCTATAAGGATTCATCTGAGGTAACAAGAAACAAAAAAATTGGTAGAAAAAATTATTGTTCCCTTAAATGTTGCGGACATTCTAATCATGAACATTTAAAAAAATATGTTAAAGAAAATGTAAAGTATTTAGAACCACATCAAAACAATAGACGGGATGAATTTACAGGATTAAGAGAACATTTTAGGAGAGTAAAAAAAAGAAGACATTATTACAACATAAGTTTAGAAGATTTATTAGAAATATGGAACAATCAAGAAGGAATTTGTCCATATAGTGGTGTTAAATTGGTTCATCCTAATGAAGGTGGTAATAATTTAAATACGGCATCTTTAGATAGAATAGATAGTAAATTAGGTTATATAAAAGGGAATTTACAATTTATAAGTATTATATGTAACCAAGCAAAAAATAATTTAACTCACAAAGAAATGTTAGATTTTTTAAAAATAATATCTGAATTTCATAATTAAAAATAACAATGAACCTCATCTTACGATGGGGTTTTTTATTTTATATTATCCTCTTGTTAAAAAATCAGCAACATATGTAACCGCATTTGATTTTGCATAATCTTTGGCTTGTTTTTTTGTAAAATCTTTAACTTGTTTTTTTACCCCTGTACCAGTAACTTTAATAGTTGCTTCATCAATCTTTGTGAGTACACCTCCGACTCTATTTACCACATTTTTAACAGGTGTTAATTTTGGTCCTAAAGATGGTATTAATTTTATGATTTTTGAAATTGCATTAGATATACCTTGAGTTATGGTTGATCCATAAGTTTTAATCGCTTTTAAAATTTTTGAAATATACGTCCAAGATTTTGTTGTTTTTAATTTTGAGATTACTTGTGATATTGTTTCTCCACCACGGAACATTGATTTAAGCGGTTTAAATATTGCAGACGCCAAGCCAGTTGTTATCAAACCAAAAATATCCATTATTAAATTAAAGGCATTTAATGTTTTGTTTTTAACCCACAAATAAATGTCTGAAATAACAAGAAATCCCCACGCAATCATATTTACCGCCGCCGCACCAATAACATCCAATAGTATTTGTGCTATAGTACCACCTGTGCCCGATAATATATTTCTAAATGCCTCAGATAATTGTTCTATTGTAACCTTTTCAAAGTTAAACCCTTCTGACGAAGTTACATAGTCATTACCAACACATTCTTTGGAAATACCATTAGTGTCAAAAGTGACTGACATTGGTAAATTAGGGTGTAAAGATGCTTTGAAATTTAAAGTTCCAATCCCATATTTTTTAACAATAAGATCCCATTGTTGTTTATTTATTCTTTTTTTTCCTGATGGACATGGTGACGATCCTTTTTGATTAACATTTTTACCTAATTGTTGTTTTGCCTGATTTTGGTTAGACCAATTAGTTTGAGTTACTCCATAATTTTGTTCTTTTAAATTATATAAATTTAAAATTTCATTTTTTTCATTTTCGGTTATTATAATTTTCCCCATGTACATAAATATATACATAACAAAAAAAGGGATCGATTCACATCGTCCCTAATTAATTTTTTTCTTATAAGATTTTAAACCTAAAATAAAAACCTGAGATTACAGTTTTTGTTGAGAACCTTTAGAGTCATTATTGTTTCTACTCTTATCCACCATCTTTTGAATGGTATTTCTCAGTGACGATTATTTAGGTGAATCACTCCTTGAGGTATTAGTTACTCTCTCATTACTCAACTCTCTTCGAGACTGCCGTCCCAACTCTTCCTTGCGGGAATAGAGGTTTTTGGTAAGAATATCGTTAAACTTGCGGTTTAGACGATGCAATGAACGGCTCATTACTATGTAGTCACCTTTCACTATTACCTGACGGACACTTTTGCTTTATAGTTCTTAGTTTTACTTAATTTCTGTAAAGTTTTTGTGTCGTGGATTGTAGAAGTAGTGGTCCATCTTTCAGCTTCGTTATCTTTTGAACAACGAAATACCAAACTACTCCTTGAAATGTCCCCATCTCCATATTTTAAGACTACTTCATATCAAGACTTTGGTAAGTCTAAGATAAGGAACGTACCGACACCACTCGTTATACCTTCTTACCTTGTGGTAAACCACTTGGTTTTAAGTAACCTTTCATATTGGGAAACGCAATTGTAAAATTGGATAAAATTACTTCTTGCAATATCCCTACGGGTTATTCCTATTGGTGTTCCCACCTCAAACAGACAACCCACATTGCCTGATCGTTTTAACTCATTCTTTAAAGCGTCGCCCTCAATACTAAAGCTAAAACGGTATCCCGCTTGTGTACTCAAGTTCAGTTTCCTAAACCGCAGATCGGTTACACTCCCGACCCACTTTATCCTACTTTCGTAGTTTATTTTATGGACTATACACGGACCAATATCTTTATCAGTTTCATTACTTACTCCTGAACGGATAATTCAATTTTCAAAGAACGTTTCAGGTCTTTTCCTGATTTGTTTCACAAAGTTACGACATTTGTTTTGTTTTGTCAAGTACTTTACAAACTTTTTTTT